ATCTCAGTCATCGTACTGCTCCTCCATCTTGCGGGAGGTTTCCTCGAAAATCGAGTTAGCCAACATCAGCCCACGGATAATCCCGCAGGCATACTTATAGTCCCCATGGTCCTTGGCAGTGCCGCGCGCGAGGTCATCGCTCATGACAGCGATTTCGGCGTTCACTTTCTCGGATAGGTACTTCAGTAAGTCACTACTCATTTGGTCTCCTTAGGCGCTGCGTTAGGAACAGGGGGTTCCTTGGGTTGCGAGGCCGCAGTGGCCTCCTTGGCGACCTGCACACCAATGCGTAGGCCCTCAAGCTGCTGTTTTGCGGAGAGGTTGGCCTTATCCGTCGAGATTTTGGCCCCGACCTGCAGACCCGCGATCTCCTTCTGAGCCGCGATCCGCTCCTTCTCAACCTCGATGCGGTCGGTCTTCTCAGCAGCCTCGATCCTCATTTTCTGCGCCTTGAGCTGCAGTTCCTGCTGCTTGAGCTGGAGTTCAGCCTGCTGCATCTGGACCAGGGGGTCCTGAGCCATCTGCTGGTTCTGCTGCATCTGAACTTCGGCTTGATTTTTCTGGAGCAACTGGGCCGAGGCAGCGGCAGCCAACCGCGACACGGCCAGCTCGGTGTTCTCGTCCATTTCGGCGTTCGGCGGAGGCAGCGGCACACCGGCCTGCTGCTCGATCTGGCGACGATACTCGAATGCAAGGTGCTCCTGCAGGTGAGCGGCCATAGCAGCAGCCATAGCTTGTGCGTTCGGGCTCTGACCGACCATCTGCTGGATTTTCGGGTCCTGCATAGCCGCCATGTGTACGGCGATGTGAGCCTCGTGGTCTTGGTAGATGAACGCCTTGACCGGCTTGCCGTTGATGACGTCCATGTTCTCACTGACCGGGTCGCGCGGTTTGCGGTCCTCGTCGTCCACCAGCGGCACGAGCTTCTGGGCGTTCTTGATACCCAGCACTTCGAGCATCTGTCGGTGGAGGTAAGGCAGGTCGTAAATCTGCGGGGCCATCTGGGCCAACTGGATGACCGCCTGATACTGGACGATCTTCTGCGCCATAGTGGCCGCGTTGGGGTCCGAAACCGGGATGACCTCGACCGAGTCGTAGTCAGACTTCTTGGCCTTCCGGCTGCCTTCTTCCGGCTCGTAGGGGTAGCTGTCCGGGGTGTAGTCGCGGATGATGGCCTTGAGGAGCTTAAACTCCTGCTTCATCGCGTAATGGACACGTGCCTGCACAGCTGACATCATCTTCAGCGTGCGTTCGAGGATGGCTAGGGTCGTACCCACAGGAGCCTGCCCCGACATGTCGCTGATCTTCATATCAGCGGCACCAGCGAACCGGCGACCTTCCTCGACGATGTTACCCAGCAGCTGGTACAGGACGCCCGACGGCTCCTTATACGGCAGCGGCATGATGTTGTCGCGCATGGTCCCGGAGGCCACGTCCACGTCGCGCCACTCAGCCGGACTGATGGGGGTGTCGTCACCCTTGACCCGCAGGCCCTTGGTCTTGAACCCGCCCGGCAGGTTGCTCAGCGTGCCCGCATCGACCAGCTGACGGATGATGGAGGTACCCGACTTGGCGAAAGCGCCGATCAGGTGGATCAGACCGAAGGCATAGAACCCAAAGCCGGGGACGTATGAGTAGTGTACGAAGTGGTTGCGCTTAAGCTTCTTCTTGTCCTGCGGGTCCCAGTTGCGCCGGATGGACAGCACGGTCTCCGTGCCCTTGTCGATGGTAATGACGTAGGGCAGCGCCACGTCGCCGTCGTCCTCGTCCCGGTACTTGTCGTCCTCAATGATGAGGTCCACGTGCATCTCAAGCAGCTTGTACCGGTCGTCCATGTCAGCCCGGAAGCCGAGCTGTTCTGCGACCTTCTTCTCGATCTCATCGAGCGTAGCCACCGGCTCCCCGAGCTCCACCTCGCGGTAGAAGCCATCGCGCTGGAGCTTGGCCATCTCGTTCTCGGTCTTGCGCATCACGTGGGTGACACGCTCAGCAGTCTCCAGACTGCCTGCGCCATAAGGGACCACGACGTCGTCGGCAGTGACGTACATCGAGACCTGACGGCCCAGCGACGGGTCGAAGTAGACCTTCTTGAAGGCGTTACCCGCCAACCCCAGACCCCACAGCATCCGCTCGTGCTCAGGCCGGTACTCGACCATCACGTCGGTCAGCTGGTGGTTCATGTCCTCCTGCACGCGCTGGGAGGCGTCGCGCTTGGCCGGGGTCTCCTTACCAACGACCTTGGTCCGCACCGGCCCCTGGGCCGGGAAGGTCTCCATCATGGTCTCGGCTTGGAACTTGACCACTGCCTCGGTCAGCATCGGATGGTTGATGCCGCACGCGCCCGGCCACGGCTCGGTCCGGTCTTGGACCTTAAGCCCCAGCAGCTCCAGACCATCGACGTAAGTCTGTATCCAGTCTCGGCGGCTGCTGACGTCCTCATCGAACTCACCAACAAGGTCACCAGCCAGCTCGGCCAGCTGTCCCTCGTCGAGAATGTCGGCCAAGTTCTCGTTGAAGTCACCCTCGTCCTCGCTCGGGTCGATCTCCAACTCCATCCCGTCCATAGCAAGACTGACGCTATCCGGGTCCTCGATCTCGATCTCGATGTCCGGCTCTGGCACGTTGACGCCCGGCTGCACGCCGTTAGCGAGCGTAGCATCGAGCCCCAACGGGGCTTGTCCGAGCGACTTGTCAACGGCCATTTACTTGCCTTTCTTCTTGGTCACCGTCTTGACCAGCTTCACTGTCGTATCGACGGCAGCGGTAGCGCCAGAGACAGCAGCGGCCACCTCGACCACGTCCTCAAGCACCTTGAGCGGGTTGAAACCCTTCTTTTTCATCTGGTTGGAAGCCTCGACGGCGTCGGCGAAGGACACTCCAGCCTCGCGCGCCTCGTTGAAAGCGACCTTCTGTTCGTCGTTCCACTTGGACCACTGGGTCTTGCCGATAGGAAAAAGCGCCTTGACCATTAGTAATACCCCCGATTGCGGTCGGCCTTAAAGGCCCTGTTCATACATCCATTGCGCGACTTTGGCTACTTCCTTAGCCGTAGCATTGTTCTTGATGGTGTTCGCAGAGTGCGAGATCACTACGACGTTACCTACTACATACCCTTTGGCGGGCACAAGCCGGTCAAGCGATGCGCTCTCAGCACAGGGTGAGCCGTTACCTACAAACACGAACGGCGTACCAAACACCGGGCACTCGTCCGGGATAATGGACATCACGTACTCAGGCGTGAGGTCGAACGGCACCCCGATTTTAGAAGCGCGTAAGCGTGCATTTTTTACTACATGCTTGACCCAGTACCGCTTCGGATTGCGGTATGCCCGCTCCCGCTCCTTGGCCTTGAACACCTCCGGATTGGCCTGATACCGTGCTTTGAGCTCAGCCAACGTCTTCGGCTTACGCTTTTCGTAGTTCTCTTTGACGCAGTTCGCACATAGCGGTGACGAGGTATAACGGGGGGCGACATGGCCGCGTTTGCAGGGTTTCCCGGTATAGAAAAAAGTATGCCCTGCAGCTTTTGCTGCCTCACGCGTGGAGAGCATCTCAGTAGTAGCCACGGGACCGCTGACTCTTAAAGTATACTGGCTCATCCGGTTCATCCAGATTAGTGCCGACATACCCACCACGGCGAAACCGGTGCAGGGCCATGGATACGGTATCAACGTAGTCGTCGTGAGACCCGGCAGGGAACTCAGCTACTTCGTCAATGACCTCTTCCGCCCAACGAGTAGGCGGTGCCCACACACGCCCCGAGGCGAATATATCAGCAACAGCGTTCAACCTGCTAATCTTATCATTGCCCCGCGTGGGAGTAAAGTCCTGCACCGGAATACCCATCGCCCTAAGCTCGTACACGAGCGGCGCGCCGCTCGCTTTCTTCTCGATGATGACGCTGTCCGGCTGCCAATCCCGGTACTCCTCCACCGCGACCTTTTTGAGCTCAGGGAACTCCATGCGGTCCCGGAAGGCATTCAGCATGATGATATTGGCTTGGTCAACACCGCTGTCGTCGGGGCTATAGAACACCCCCCACGTCGTGCAGGCACTGAAGTCAGCGCGCTGCGTCTTTTCGAAGGCCGTATCCCAGCTCTGGAGGATGAACTCGCAGTGAGGCGGGTCGTCATGGGGCCATTCTTGCCACCACTCTCTTTTAACAATAGCCGCAGACTCTGAAATCGGGTTCTGCTGGTACTGGGCCATCCACTTGGAGTTAGGGACGTCCCGCTTGACCTTGAGTAGCTCCTCCAGCTCCCAAAACTCAGGCCACAGGGGGTTGCCTGAGGGCAGGATTGCCGGGAACTCGATCACTTCCCACTCGCCGAGGCTCTCATTAGCCGCAGAGTCCTTGAGAATCTGACCGGTCAGGTCGCGCTTCGACCACCGCGTCATCACGATGACGATAGCACCACCCGGCTGGAGACGCTGACGAGGCCCAGAGGTGTACCACTCGTAGGTCTTGTCGTAGATATCAGGGTTCACTTCGGCTAGGGCAGCTTCCTGCTCGGAGTGCGGGTCGTCGATGATGAGCACGTCGGCACCTTTACCGGTGACGGCACCCCCAATACCGATAGCGAAATAGTCGCCCTGCTTGTTAGTGTTCCATCGGCCAGCCGCTTTGGAGTCCGATGCCAGTGCAAGATCAGGAAAAATGTCCTTGTAGGCATCCGTATCGACCAAGTTACGGACCTTACGCCCGAAGCCGACGGCAAGCTCAGCGGTGTGGGAGCACTGGATGACCTTCTTGTGCGGGAATTTCCCCAGAAACCAAGCAGGCAGCAAATAAGAGGCGAACTCAGACTTAGTGTGACGAGGAGGCATGTTAATAATAAGCCTCTTGCACTCGCCCCGAGCCACGCGCTCAAACGCATCAGCCATCTTCGCATGGTGCCTCCCCGCGATGAACGTCGGCCAGACCTCCTTAACGAAGGCTAGGAACTTGTCTTGGGCCAGCTTGCGCTTCTTGAGCTCGGCAAGCTTCTCTAGCTCAGCCAGCAACTGCTCCTGCTCGTGGGGAGGGAGCAAGTGGAGTATCTTCGGGATGTCCGTGAGGGAGATGTTCTGGAGTGGGCTAACCATTAGGGGTCGAACTCCTCGCCATGCAACCATGCAAGCACGATCCGGCGGAGCATCTCTTGGTTCTGCGCAGTGTAGGTAGTCTCGTGGTCGTCGTAGACGATCTTAGTGGTGTCGGCCAACCACTCGTCGAAGCCTTCACCCTTGGTCAGCGTGATTGCGTTCTCGTCCCCAATGATGGTGAGCGGCATACACAGTTTACCGGCATCGTCACCCATAAGACCGCCTGCAAACCCACGCACGAAGCACTGGTTAACCTTCATCAGTCTGCTCCTCAGTCTCATCCGGACCCAGCATGGCCTCCAACTCACTGGCCAGGGCTACGCTAGCGTCGCTGTCATCGAAGACGCCCAACTCCTCATCGAGGTCCATCCCCGCAGGCGTGACATCTATAATGTCCGCATTCAGTAGCCGCTTGACCCGCTCCTTGATGGCCTTCTCCAGGCTGTCCGGGTTGTCGTACTTGATGGTAATCTCACTGCGCTCGGTGAACAGACCGATGTCACTGTGCTTGCCCAGCAGCTCCAGCGCCTTCAGCTCGTACTTGATCTCACCGCAGTCGGCGATCTCCATGAGCTTGGCAGTAATAGCAGCGCGCGCCTGCGCCGCGTCAAACGCCAGCATCTGGCCATAGTTACGCAGGAAGGAAGCAGCAGCATAAGCCGTGTTGGTCTTGGCAAGGGGGTTGTTCTCGGAGTCCTTACCCCGGCGCTTGGATGCCTGCTCTATAAGTGCCTTGAGTTTGCGCTGATCCGACTCGTCGGGCAGCTCCAGCGGAGCACCCAGCTCAACCTGCAGCTCTGCCGTGTTCCCAGCAACCGCGATCTCCTCGATCAGGTCCTTAGGGGTCTCATCGTCCAGACTATAAGGTACGGGGTACTCGTTAGTCGGTTCGACTTTAACAACAGGCATGTGCGCAGCGTCCGGTTTGTGGGAGCAGACCTGCTGTGTAACAGCGTATCAGGGGGAGTGTAAAGAGGGCCTACCGGATCGAATGACAGCGGTGGTCACCGCCCTCTCCGATAAGTGTGCCCCCGAACCAAAAATATACCCCCACGGGGTGCGGGACTCAAGCACGAAAACAGGGGGTGGGGTTCCCAGAATGCACGGCAGGCGCTGGCTGACAGAAAATGAAGGGGGGTGGGGG